TCGCAGCGTTATTGTAAGGAATTAAAGTTACTCACCTCTAATTGACCCCTATAGTGTAACCACGCAAATCAATCATGAGAAAGATCGAAACTCAAATGTGTTCCGCAGTTCACAACTCTCAGAACTGGTCAAATGCAAACACAACAGTATCATTCAATGAGGAAGATAACATTTCTATTGTTCGTCTTCATGGTAATAAGATTGCAGAAGTTGGTGATGATTACATGACTATCTTTGATGGTGGTTATCAATCAGTCACTACTAAGTCAAGACTCAACGCACTTATCAATGAGTTTTGTAATGCATTCACTGATGGTGTTTTTCAAAAAGATTACACCTGGTATGTAAAAGATAACAACATCACCAAAGAGTTCACTAACGGATATATCTTCTCATGATTAAGTATATCCTAGGAGCGCTAGTTGCTCCTACCATGATACTCACACCATGGTTATTTGTTCTTTATTCTTTCTATCTTCAACTCAATGAATCACCTAATCTATCATCTACGCAATACACAGATGAATGATAAACTACAAGCTCAACTAGCAGGTATTATATCAAGTTATAGACCGCATGATGAGCCACCTAAACTTGACGAATTACATAGGGAAAGAGTTGACAAATCACATTGTAATATGGTAGACTTAGCAAAGGATGTAGGTATTACATATGCCACTAAAAAGTAAATCATTACCACCTTATCAAGAGGTAAATAAGAGGTTACAAATTGATAGTGAGACTGGTATAATTACATGGCGGTATAGTGTTGCTAACCGTGTCAAACCAGGTGACATCGTAGGGACAAAGAATAGTAACGGATACTTACACACTAGGGTAAACAATAAGAGTTACAAACTACACAGACTAGCGTGGTTGTTATACTATCAAGAGGACCCCGGTTGTTATTACATTGACCACATAGATGGAAACCCGTTGAACAATAGTAAGGCTAATCTCCGTAAGGTAACACACAAACAGAACAGACATAATACAGTTACTGACAATCAACCTAAGTCAGGATTTAGAGGAGTTGATTTGTTACCATCTGGAAGATATAGAGCCTATTATGGTAACAAACAGTTAGGCACTTATAATACTGGAGAGGAGGCAAAACGAGTGAGAGAGGATTGGTTATTGGAAAATGTAGGAGAACACAGTTATATCAAAAGACAACGGAATACACATACTAATCATTAATCAACGTTGATACGAATCCTGATTGATAACACATAGAAATGGCCGTAAATGATACGAATTAAACGAAATAACGATTAAAATGATTAATAAAGGCGTTTATAAATGTATATTAGTGTTTTATAAGTGTGATAAATAGACTCCACAATAAGACCCCTTGAGTGTTATAAATGGCTCCAGTGCTAGTGATCTTAGAGTGTATTCTATCAGGCCTTCTGCATAATGTCAACCCCTCCCCCCAAAATACTCCGAAACCCTGAAAGTTCACTCTATTAAAGTTACTCACCTCGAATTGACCCTTATAGTGTAACCACACAATCGCCACATGACTTCAGCCTTTATCACCTTTCCTTTCTTCACTAACTCCGACAGCATTCGTGAAACAATTATGTTAAGAGGCAACAGCGCTGCTAAAATCTTCTCAACCCAAGAAGCAGCAGTTAATTATTGTAAATCTATGAACCTTCCTGAGTGTTCGCCAGAAGGAGTTCAATGGGATTGGGAGGAGTTAGGATTTCACGGTTAAGTAAACACTACTCACACACTCACTAAGTAACACCTACTCCAGCTATGAGTTCCACACAACAACTGCTACAGACCATTGACACTCTTAAGGCAAATGGACACTATAAAGTAACAGTTACTGTGCTCCCCTCACAGATTAAGCGTAGACGCAAATCAGCGCTTTGATTCACATGCTCACTCTATTTTTATGTGTTACATATACGCACTAAAAAATAGAGTAAAGGCCTATCTCTCTAAAAACCTTTTGTATACTATTGTCTGCTGATGTGTCTCTCCTATGTGTTACTTACTGGTTGTGCTTAGTTGATACTGACTCTTGACCCCGTAGGAGAGTTCAGTTGTAATAACTAAAGCGCCGATAAGTGAACTCGTGGAACACATAACAGTATTATTTAGTATTAGCGCTAACTAACAGTCCGCAATGACTCTAAACTATCACTAACTCACACACCACTAAGTAACACTTTTATTATGACCAAATCTGTAATGATCTCACTGCTCCGTAAGGGTAACACTGGTTCACAGATTCTTGAAATTCTTGAGGCTATCTCCGAGGGCAGTAGTGAACAGCAAGTCACACAAGTAGCTGCAGAACCAACACTTATGGAATTGGAGTTCTGATCACATAGGGGGTGGGTATTAAAGTTACTCACCTCTAATTGACTCCTATAGTATGAATACAACTCAAACAAACATGACCAACACTTTCACTGATACTTTCGATTGGTTGAATGAAGGTAATGTGACAGTATTTGATTATCTAAGTATGATCAACATCACTCCACTAAGTATCACTGAAGGAGAAGGAAACAACTTCCCAGGTTATACTATAACATTCAAATGTTTCGATGATATCATGACATTTTGTAGAGGTTATTATGGTGATCATAGTGATGAAGAAATCAAAGAGATTTATGGTTGGTAAGTAACACTTAGAGGGGGACAGATTGTCTCCCTTAAGTAACACTGAAAGTTGACAGATTACAGTCCTTATGTTATAATTAGTGAGGGACAGTTAGTATAACATAACGACAGTGTTTTGGGTTTTTCGATGTTATCCTTATGATCGCATAGTGGCGCCCCTTTAAGAAATTGCGGCTTGTCTAACCTACAGGAGTGACAAAACGGCCTTGTTATATTTCGCAGAATAAAAAAATGCCAGTAGAAAAATTATATCCCACAGAGTATCGCGGTTATTATGTCACTGAAACCGGCCGTGTATTTCGAGATAGTGTAAAAAAATCCGAGGAAAAATTTATGGAGGTAAAACCATTTCTCCGAGGGGGTGCCGGAGTTTCTAATAAGCAATATCCCTCTGTAAATATCTCGATAAAAAACACCGAGGGTAGGACATTATATCAGAGGAAGGAGTATGTACATAGAATGGTCGCTGAAGCCCTGGTAGATAACCCTCACAGGTATACAGAGGTTGATCACATAGATAGAGACAAGCTCAATAATTGTGTATACAATCTGAGATGGTGTGATAGAACTACCAATCTCAGAGATAAACCTAGAGGCATTAACGGGAGGTATTGTAAGGTATGAGTAGTTCAGAAGTTTATCACATTTATCTAAAGGATAGTTGTATATTTCCGTGTTTAACGAAGGAGAAATTTAAAACGAATTGGGAATGTTTGAATATGATGGTAGGGTTTATGAAGACAGATTACGTGGTGGAAGACCTGTCGTATGAGGTAGTAAAACCACTACAATCAAATGAAGAACAATCCTATTGACAAGTTCTAAATATCGAAGTATAATGAAAGTTGAAATGGAGTGATTCTAATTCATGGCTAAAGGATTTACGGTGAAAGCATCAACACCAAAGAAAAAGGAAGAAGGACCTGAGTGGGATTTTGATGCAATCAAAGAAAGAATGAGAGGGAAGGCAATTGTATTTTGTCTACCTGGAAGGGGATGTAGTTATGCATTCATGAAGAATTTTGTACAGTTATGTTTTGATCTTGTACAAAACCAGATGAGTATACAGATCAGTCAAGATTACTCGTCTATGGTGAATTTCGCACGATGTAAGTGTCTCGGCGCAAATGTATTGAGAGGGCCTGACCAAATTCCATGGGATGGTAAGTTACAGTATGATTATCAGTTATGGATTGACAGTGATATTATTTTTAATACTGAGAAGTTCTGGCAATTATGTGATGTAGCATTAGATGCTGATGGAACGGAGCGTCCTATTAGTGCCGGTTGGTATTCTACGGAAGACGGGCGGACAACCTCTGTTGCACATTGGTTAGAGGAAGATGATTTCCGTAATAATGGTGGTGTGATGAATCATGAGATGGTAGATGGTATTAGTAAGCGTAAGAAGCCATTTACTGTTGACTATACTGGTTTCGGATGGGTATTAATTCAGAAGGGTGTCTTTGAGAATAAGGGTATGACATATCCATGGTTTGCTCCGAAGATGCAAGTCTTTGAAAGTGGTGCTGTTCAGGATATGTGTGGAGAGGATGTTTCATTCTGTCTCGATGCAATTGAATCAGGATATGAGATTTGGTGTGATCCACGTATTCGTGTTGGTCATGAGAAAACCCGAGTTATCTAAGGTACGAATGGCAAATCAATTTAAGGTTGATCAATCAAAGGACTTTGCTTCAAAGATGACACTTATCACTGAAACCAATAGTGATAAGTATTTGGAGCAATACCGACAACATCTACAAAATCAAACTCAATTAGAATCACTTTATAAGGAGAATTAAATTATGGCAAAGATTCGAAAGTCTCTATCAGGACAAACAATGATTGAGTCTCAACCAAAGAGGACACGACAAGGTTGTGGTTCTCATACTAAGTACTCCGCAAGTAGTCGCAATAACAAAAGGAAACGTTATCGTGGACAAGGAAGAGGATAGATATAGTACAGAATATGAATGGGTATCAACTCATTCATATGATCTGTGGGTCTATAATAAGTTACAAGTAAGTCGGGTATTAGGATACGAGTGTGGACCAGCTGGTCTCGCCGTACCTAGACCCGATTTTTATATTGTTCGACCATGTATTAATTTCATGGGTATGAGTCGTCATGCTCGTATTGAATATCTTGAAGGTGATACTGAGCATCTACATCCAGCTGAGTTTTGGTGTGAAGTATTTGAAGGAGAACATATATCAGTTGATTATTACAAGGGACAACAGGAGTTAACTGTAAAGGGTGTGAGAGACCCCCAGGATCCTCTGTACAAGTGGAAGAAGTGGTATAAGGTAGATAGAGTTATACCATTACCCAAAGTGTTTAAAGAAGTTAGTCAGAGATATGATTGGTTAAATTGTGAGTATATTGATGGTAGGTTAATTGAGATACATTTAAGAGGTAATCCTAATTTTAATTATGGTGGCGACTCAATCACTCCAGTATGGGAAGGAGATGATGTATCGGACTACATAGAACAAAGTAACTACAAGAGATTGGGGTTTATTATAGATGGATAAGAATTTTCTAAGAGAGATTAATAACGATCAGAAGACACCAAAGAATACCAAGAGGGTTCGTGAGGATGGATTTTATGAAGCATCTGAAGTTGACTTTAAAGACTTTTGGGAGAATGAAGACCCTACAGATGACAAGCAAACATTGATTGATTAAAAGTTTAGGTTTGGTGTAATAAATAACTCATAATTGTTGTGGAAACATTACGTGCCTGTCCAAAGAGTCAGTCAAGGTTTTAAAGATGTAAGTGCATCATTCAAGATCAATCCGTTAAATCTCGATTTAATTGCGTTGAGAAACGAGAATGCTATTGCACGATCAATTCGTAACTTAATTTTTACCTTACCTGGTGAGAAACCATTTCAACCTAATATTGGCTGTAATGTAACTAAACTACTATTTGAAAATTTAGATAGACTTACTGCCAGTTCAATTGAATCTGAAATTAGGAACACAGTTAATAACTTTGAACCTAGAGTCCGTTTAACCGCGGTTATCGTCAATCCAAATTTTGACGATAATATCTTTGAAGTAACTCTTAAGTATGACATTGTAGGTATCGATCTTCCTCGACAACAATTATCATTTGCATTACAGCCCACTAGGTAAATGCCCTTAGTCAATTTTAGCAACTTAGATTTTGATCAGATAAAGACATCCATTAAGGATTATCTCCGTGCGAATTCAAACTTCACGGACTACGACTTTGAGGGATCTAATCTATCAACTATTCTAGATACGTTAGCTTACAACACGTATATAACCTCCTATAATGCCAATATGGTATCTAATGAGGTGTTCATTGATAGTGCCACCTTAAGAGAGAATGTGGTATCTCTAGCGCGTAATATAGGGTATGTACCGAGATCCAAGAAAGCTCCTGTTGCAACAGTTTCCTTTACAGTAAACGTTTCAAACACCACAGCTGTAGCAGTCACACTTAAGGCGGGTGCAGTAATGGCATCTAGGTCAGTTGGCGTGAATAGTACGAAGAATTTTATATTCTCAATTCCAAACGATATTACAGTTCCAGTTAACTCTTCTGGATTTGCAGACTTCTATAATATCGAGATATATGAAGGAACATATGTTACACAAACATTTACTGTTGATAGTGGTAATGTAAATCAGAAATTTGTATTACCTAACTCTGGTATTGATACTGATTTGTTATCTGTTGTTGTAAGAGATACGCAGGAATCAACAGTAACTCGAAAGTTTGAACTATTCAATAGTTTATTTGATGTTACTGCATCGACTAGAGCATACTTTATTCAAGAGATTGGACAGGAAAGATACGAGCTATTATTTGGTGATGGTATATTTGGTGTCAAGTTAGATAATAATAACTTTGTTGAAGCAAGTTATATCATTACTAATGGTGAATCAGGTAATAATATTAATAAATTTGCATTTATAGGTAATCTAAAATCTAGTTCTGGAGATACGATTAGTTCTGGTGTATCGATTGTAACTACTGAAGTATCTTCTGGTGGTGGTAAACCAATTGAATCTATTGATTCTGTCAAGAAGTATGCTCCTCAGATCTATGCATCACAGAATAGAGCTGTTACTGCTGCTGATTATGAAGCATTGATTCCACAGATTTACCCTGAAGCGGAATCAGTTTCAGCATTTGGTGGTGAGGATTTGACTCCACCTTCATATGGTAAGGTATTTGTAAGTATCAAACCGTATAATGGTGTCTTCTTATCGAGTGCTATCAAACAAAACTTACAACAACAGATGAGAAAGTATTCTGTTGCTGGTATTTTATCTGAGATTGTTGATCTAAAGTATTTGTATATCGAACCAAACTGTAAGGTATACTACGATTCGAATCTAGCACCAACTGCGTCATTCGTTCAAAATCTAACTACAATCAATATTGTTAAGTATTCTGAATCATCGGATGTCAATAAGTTTGGCGGAAGATTCAAATACTCTCAATTCCAAAAGGTAATTGACCAAAGTCACGAATCAGTAATGTCAAACATTACCAATATTGATGTTAGAAGAGATATTAATGCTCAACTGAATACTTTTGCTGAGTACGAATTGTGCTTCGGTAATAGGTTCTATATAAGAAACCACGGACATGGTGCAAACTTCAATGGAAATCTCGTTGGGTACAATATTAAATCATCCGGTTTTACTGTCA